ATCTTCCATGTCTTCATCAGGAAGCATACCACCGTCAGCTTTAGATGTTCTAGACTTTTCAATCATGTTTTTTGCTGTTGGTTTAACACCTAACTCTCTTAATTGGTCTTGATAAACATTAATTTTTTGAGTAATTAAATTCCAATCATC